GCCTGTCGAGACACCGCCATACAATGCTCAAAAAGCGACGCGCCCGTAGCGGTCTTTTTGCTGCTGTAATGCTGTTCGGCAAATTCGCGTGTTTTTTCAATAGATCGGTCGTCGACTTTTTTCATAGGCACCTCCATGCGCCTGTAGCTTATTCGCCGATCTGCAGCAGTGTTTGCCAGCCGTGTTCAAACAGTTTGCGCCGCGAGGCGAGGTTGTAATTGATGCGTTTGTTGAGATTGTCGATATGCCACGGCTCCGCAATAAGCGTCTGCAGGGTGTCGATGTACGCTTCGTAGTCGGGTATTGCGTGGGCAACGCCGTTCTCGTCGTAGTCGATTTTTGTCCGAACAAGCACGCCGTTAGAATCTTGATACACGAAATCAGTCTGCGGGGAAACAGCAAAAGACAGCACAGGCGTGCCGCAATTGATCGATGTCATACTGCACAAGCCATAGTTGTCGCACTCGGCCGGATACAGCGTCAGGTCGTGGTCCGCGTACAACGCCGCCCGTTTTGCTAGCGGAACATTGCGCAAAAGTGTAACGCGTCCGCCTGTTTTTTGCCCGAGCGTCTGGAAAAACTTCGCGATAGCGGGCGAAAACCGGCTGGATGTGATCGCAACCGTAAGGCTGGCGTCTGGCATGCGCTCAAACAGATAACTCAGCATGCCCAGAAAATCGCTGTTTGAGCATTTAGCATTGCGATCAAACCACGGCATAAAAATACGAATATTTCTACCGTTTACTGGCGTTTCTTTCTTCGTGACTGGCAAGCCGGCGTCGTAAGGAATCAGCGCTGTGGTCTTGACGTTATACACGTCGTGGAATAGCTCTTGCGCCTCTGAGCACAACGCCACCACAATTCTGGCGCGCTGCATAGCTTTGCGAAACGGCGGCATGAGTTCTTGCCACATGGGGACAAGAATTGTGTTTTTGCCGAGGCGGTTTGCGTAATTGATCTGTTCCAGCTTGGGCACATGTGTCCACACAATCGTGGACTGTTTTTTTGCCCAGTCTGTGAACTTCATTACGCTTTTGTACGAAACAGCGCTGTCGTACGGAATGCGCAGTTTTCCGGGCTGATTGTCGGCGTAGATATCGAAGTCCACGCCGCGAGAGCGTAAAAAGTCAACTAGACGTATGCAGAAATACGCCTGGTCACAATGGGCATAATGCGTATAGATGCCTACTCGCATTATTTATTGTGGCGCTCCGCCGCCTTGGCCGTAGCTTTGCGCCATCAGCATAGCCCCGCCCTGTGACCGAGCCTGCTGCCGAATATCGTCCATAATGCTCGTCACAAGCGCGTGCATTGTTGGATCAGCGCGTTTGAGCTTGATCAGCTCAGCTACCCGCAGGCTGTCGGGCTTTGCCAGCAGGTCATTTGCAATTAATTGAGCTTGAGTTTGCAGGTCTTCAGGCGTGCGCGGCACGTTTGGCGAATTCTGCCGCTGCATGATGAACTGATCGACTGCGCTGGGAGCCTGTCCGGGCATAGCGGGCGGCTGGCCAGGAGCCGGAGCACCACCTTGCGGAGGCGCGCCGCCCTGTGAAGGGTCTCCGCCCTGCGGCGGCTGCCCGGTCGCGCCAGACCCCGTGTCGCCCACGCCGGCCATCATGTTCGCCGGCTGGCTCATGGCCTGCATCTGCTGCGATTGCTGCATCTCTTCCTGCATGCGCTGCTGCTCGTCGGCGTAGATCTTCTCTTCTTCAAGCATGCGCTTTGTCTCCTCCTCGTAATCGAGGCCCACGGATTTGAGGCCCGTAGTCTTGGAGATCTGTTGACCCTGCATGAGCTGCAACTTGGCCATCTGCCGGTTGAGGTCGTCGGCATGCGTAACGCGCATGAGCTTGGCCGAAACCGGCTCCCACGACATACACCGCGAAACCATTTCAACAACGTTCTTGAGAAACAGATTCAAGTTGTGCGGCAAATGCCCCCAGTTCGCTTCGAATAACCGAAGCGCAGCTGGCGCAGCCTGAAATGTCAGCGTGCCGTTGAATAGCTCAATGGGCATGCCGATGCACTTCAGCAGGGTGTCCTGACCCTGATCAAGGAGGTCCCGCGGAGCCAATTGACTGGCGTCTCCACCGAGAGCCTGATAATTCACCGGGAACGGAAGTACGTTCCACCGGGCAGGGTCTGTACGGCGGGCTCGGATCATAGCCTGCACGCGGGCTGAAAAACCTGAAAGATTGATAGAGTGCACCGGATCGCCGGAAGCTGGGTCGCCGCCTCTTGGAGCCGGTGTAATCACACGAAACGGCACAACGTAATCAAGCACGATGGCTTCGTTGTATCGCATCAAAATCTGGACGTACCACGCTTGCCGGAAATTCGTCAAGACGCGCGAAATGCCCCAGCCGCGATTACGCATGCCGGACAACGCATCTTCCTTGAGGTGATAAATAACGTCCTTATCGAACATGAGGTTATTGCCATTTTTAATAGCCTGAATAACCTCCCAGCTCGCATTTTTCAGGTAATGCAGATGCCCCGCTTTAATTTGGTTTCGGTAGTCTTCGGGGATCTTCCAGACGTACTGGCATTCCGTGCTATACGGGTCCCACAAAATTTCAATCTCGTGCGGACTCCAACGCTTGATCGAAATGCCTTGGCTGTCGCCGCTGCGTCGGTCAACGTGTCGCCACTTTCCAGTAACCTTGCACTTCGGGCACGTGGCGTGGAACTCAAAGTTCTCCCACTTGAACGCACACTGCTCTGATTTGTGCACCTTCTCCAGCGGCATTTCCAACCCACAGTTTTTGCACGACAGATAACGCCGAAATGGAATAAGAAGGCTAGTAAACGAATTTCCGTAGGTCAGGTAATCCAGCGCCACGGTGTGCAGTACGTTTTTGATCGACAGCGTATCTTCGAGAAACACGCGGAACTTTTCTTTCTCTTCCTGCCCAACCGTCTTTTCGCCGATATCGTTGATCTCGACATCCGTGATAAAATACGACACGACACGGTCAACGGCCTGCCGATACACGCCGTTAGCGTTCATGATGTATTCGCACCACCGCAGCGCTGTCTGAATGCTCTCGGGCATCGACAGGCTGGCGACGTCGCAGAATGGGTCCGGAAACCGCTCGTCGGCTACAACGCCGCGGCCCATGGTGCCGCCAAACCCAACTGAAGACGTGGGACCGAAATCTGCCACGATAGCCTCTATTTCTTAGCCGCGTCGGCAGCTCGCTTGCGAAAATCGTCGTCTAGCGAGGCGATTACCGCCGGACGAGACGCCTGCCCAGAGGTCTTAATTTGTTGTTTATTTTCTTCGGTTTCGGGCGGTGTAATGCCCGGTTCAATTGCGCCGTGCTTTTCCATGAATTAAACCTCGTCCTGAACAGCCACTACGGCGCGTTCAACCATTAAAACACAGTACTCGCGGTTATCATAAACATACTGAAATCCTGTCGTATGAACAAGGTATAGCCGGCGGTCTTCGTTAATCTGCGCAGCCCACGGGCGCTGGTACGGGTCGTTTGCGGGCGGAAACCAGCGCGCAGCGTTCTGCTCAAAGCGCAAATCATAAACAAGCACAATAAATCCGCTTTGTTCCGGATCTTCCGGGTCTTGCCGGGACACAGAAACGAGCACGTCGTGAAAGAAAGCGGGTACCGTGCCAATGCCCTCTTTCTCAAAATACACAAGCCGTTGCGGCGGCCCGACCTGCTTTGACCCCGCTGTTGTTCCGCCTACAGGCGCAACCTGCGGCGCAGAACGTTTTAAACCAAACGCCGCCATGGGGCTGTAACTGCGGTCAATTTTTTCAATCGGCGGCGCAACAGGGATATTTTCGGCAAGCGCGGCGGATTCTTCCTGCAACTCTTCGATGATAGCCGCTTCTGTCTGCGGCGGCGGCGAAACGGGCCGCACAACAGGCGCGGCGGCTTGTTTTGTCGGCACGCGCTGTACACCAGATTTTGCCAGTTTTGCCAATTCCTCAAACGCCATTGCCGCGCGCTCCCGAATAGAGTTTATGTCGCCGCCGGGGTATTTTTCTGTTGCAGCTGCCATAGCCCGGCCAACACGGTCGGGTGTCATCTGGTCCAACGTTACAGCTTGGCTGTTTGGTCCGTCGGGCTCAATGTGAATTTCGATCTTATTGCGATCGTGCGGATTAAAATTCGTCGGCACGCCGCCAGGCGTCGACGGAGAGACGATGACGCCGCGAATACCGCGCGGGCCGCCGCGCATGAGGTCAGACATTGTGCGGCCGTTACCGAGCCGTTCTTTTGACGGGTCGCCGTAACTGGACGACATAAAAGCTCCAATAGCTAAAAAAAGGGGGCACGCTGCGTAGCGCTACCCCCCAGAAGACTTTGGGGCCAATTCAGGGCATACACTGTATAGCCGATCCCAAGGGATTTGGAAATACAATCTGCCAAGAGGGATCCCGGGGCCACAGGCCTCTGCAACGTTCTCAGGCGACGGCAGCACCTCTGCCAGCACGTCACCAGAAAACAACTGCGCTACCACTAAACCCAAACCGCCGTCTTCTGGAAAGAACGGCAACGGGGCAGGCTCGGCGTCCTGGGCGAGGAGCCAAGTTAACACGGACCCGCCAGTATTTTTGGGTTTAATGAAATAGCGCATTATTGCAGACTGGGCACCAGTCTTTGACGAACTGCCGACCGCCAGTTTACTGGCGGAATCGCGCTTCCGCTATACGGCGCCGGCGGTTCTTGGAGTTCCTCTACGGACACCACCTGCGTTCGTGGTTTCAGACTGGCGTACATCTCGCCCTGCGGGTTTGCCACAGCGTTAAAGATGTCGTCGTCCGAAACCGCGCTGTTGAGCGCGCCCAACATCGTTCTTGCCGCGAGCAGAAACTGCTCCGGCTCCTTACGCGCGGCCAGCGGTGCCGGAAGTGACACCCGAACCGGCGTGCCGGGATTTAACAGCGCCTCGTACACTGTTTCATCCGGCACCGCATGCCGAACTCTTTGCCGAAAATCAGCCACAACGACGTCAAGCACCGCCTGGCTGACGTTTTCGACTTGCGTAATTCCGTTTTTGCGCAGTACAGCGCGCGTCGGATTGTTTACGCAAATCATCATTGTTGAATTCACGCCCAGCCGATTGGGCATAAACTCACCGAGCACGGGGCGGTGATCTTCCCATGCTCGGTTGTTGTTGATTGCGTCAGCCACTTCCGCGGGCGGCACGATCGACGAGTCCACCAGCGTGAGGCCGGGCATGCTGGTGGTGTCAACGAGCGCGTCCGGATTTTTAATCCGAGCTGGCTCGTTGAACTGTTCTTGCCCCGTATAAAACGGGATTAAGATCCTGGGGAAGAACACCGGCGCGGGGGCCGCCGCGGCCGTCCCCGCCCGCACGGCCCGCGCGTGCTTCAGCAATTTCTCGGCCATGTTGCAGGCCCAAAACGCTACCCGCCTGTGCAGCGGATTGGCGGCGTCGAGCGGCCCGCCAGAAACAATGGGTTCCGAAAAATCCCACCGGCCGAGGGTTTTCTCGTAGACCATTTTGCCACCCCGCGGGCGAGAGATCACCATCCCGAGAAACAGGCCATCCCGGCGTGGCTCCAGTGTGACCACTGGCGGCCGCGTGTGGTCATTCCCGCGGCAGAGGTGCCCAAACCTCCGCCCCTTGCCGGCAGCGTGTTGCGCTGCCGCCATGCCGTCCAGCGCGGAAATAATGTCCGCGTCGAATTGGTTAACGAGCTGCCGCTGCATAGTCTCTATCGTAGCCATCGTTCACCTTCTTAGGTTTGGAATTGCGAACAACCTCACAGCGGCGTACGCTCGCGCTGTAATACTTGTTGTTCGCGAAGCTTTCCCACTCACTCACAGATACGACTTCTGGTGGTCGGTCGTAATACGTGAGTAGGATCTGATCAGAACCGATCTTCCGCTGGCGCTTCACCGGGCGTCCGCGGTACTCAACGACTCGCATGGGTTTACCCCGTCGGAGCAGCAGCTCCGGGTGACATACGCTCTAACCGTTAACTAACGGTAGAGCATTAAATATGCCCGCAAAGCGTCGTTAATTTAGTTATCAGGATCGGGCAAAATCGTGTCAAAAATATTCGTGACGGTGTCTGTTTCGTCAGAGAAAAACTCGTCAGATGCCGCGCTGTTTTTCTGCGCGCTTGGCAGCTTGACCTGCGGCGGCTGTTCTAAGTGCGCCGGATCTAAGCCGAGATAACCAGTGTCGTCTGGTTCTAGATTGTCTGTCGGGACGGCAAAAAGCGGTTTGTTACCCCACGGAGTCAACAGATGCCGAAAAGGCGGCTTTGACACTTTGAGCTGAACGCCGGCAAAACTAAACACAGACACGTCGCGATCTACAAGTTCGGTGAGCCGGGCTTGCAGCTCGTCAAGCGTGTCAAACTCTTCTGTGGCGTACGATCCGTCACTGCTCAGCACGGCGGCATAAAACTTCAACACCTCAAGCTGCGGTTTGTCTTCTGCCGGCGCTGCGTTTTCTTTCTCTTTCGCCATGTCATTCTCGCATCTTGAGCGGATCCTCGCCCGTAAATTCGGTCATGATTTGACCGCCGGACATGGTTTGCAGCAAACGACGCGGTTCAGGTGTGAAAATGATGTTTACAGCTGGTTGCCCGTCTGGACTATATCGACTTGTTTCCAGAAACGCAACAAACGTATTACTGATCACGCCAAACACACGCACCGATAACAGCTCTTTTGTGTGTGACGTCGGATCTGGGATTTGCATGCTGTACGAAAACGTGCTGGCAAAAAAGTTTGTTTTAGGATCCGAATAAGCGATACCATTTAAAAACCCAAAACATTCTTCTTCGCGCGACTGGTCTATCGCGTACAACCGTTTATCCCAGTTAACTGACTGTTGTTTGCCGGGCGGCGGCATGACGCCCATGCCATGAAAAAAGAACTGCTTGTCGTGTTTTAAGTCGACGCAAAACGGCCGCAATTCTCGCGACGGCGCCGGACAATAAGCGTCAAATTCAACCATCGGATCACGGTCAAACCCGCAACGCGTAAAAAGCAACGCCGGCGTGAACAATACCACCGGGCGTTCTTTTGCGCGCAACACCTCGGCGCACGACACGATCGGTATTGGATCCGTGCCAGTAACGGGCGCCAGTTCGCGAAATGTGGCCGGGCGGGTCATTTGGCTTTGCTGTTTGAAAGGCCGGCCACGGTTGTTTGCATAAGCAGCAGAAGCACAAACGCCGCGTCGACAACGTTGTCGATGCCGGTTGATTTGTATTTGCTGGAATCAAACGCACTGCCTAGCGTTTTGTTCGCTGCGGCAATCATGTCCTCTTTGTTGGACTTTCCTGTACCGGTTGCAAATTTCTTAATTGTGCTGATTGCAAATCCTTGCGCGAGCAGATCAGCTTCTTGCGCCCACGTTGCCACCGTCACCTTCATGCCGCCAAGTACTTCGGACGCCGTGGCCACACGAGACAACACAGCCGGTATACCGAACTTCTTATTTACGAAAAATTCTTTTGGCGGCGAGTATTTGACGTCCTCGTAACCGATAACATCGGGCGCAACAACGTTTAAAAACGCCCGCAACCGGACAAACCGCGCGGCGCCAGATTCAAGCCCTTGTGTCGATAGATCCCACTGAAACAACTGCAGTTTTTCTTGCAGGATTTTCTTGCCGTTTTCGTAATCGTAAATAGCAACGCCGCAGTTGCTGCCAAGATCTAACCCGAGAAATCGAATTACACCTGCCGCCGGTTTTCCAATCTTTGCCCCGAACTGCGCGGGGTCTTTGTACATCCTGTACTTAGGCATTCAACGCCTTTCTCAACATCGCCAAACCACGCTCAATAAAAGTCTTGGCCGGCTGTGGGGTTTCGGTCGAAGGTTGCTGCGCTTGTTCCAGCTTTATGTACGCGGCCTGCAGCTTTTTATGCTCATCATACAACACGTTTAACCGCGTCTGTAATACATCGTTATACAGTTGCAGGGCCTCCGCGGCATACCCTTCGTCATACGGCGGCGCGCCGTGCCGCTTCGCAAACACCCGCACCGCAGCTGCAAATCGCGCCATGTCGCCAGCAGCCGGCGATTCTTCGCCGACGTTTGACACCTCGCGCACGGCTTTGAACCAAGCAGCGCAAAACACCTCGCCGATAGACGCAAACAAAAGATTGCGCACGACCGGCCGCTGCAAATAAAATCCGTGCCGAGTTAGTGCCTGTGTCAGGCTGGTCACCGGATCTGCAGCGTTGACAAAATCACGCTGCGCTTTGGCCAAGCTCTCAGCCGCGGCGAACAATTCTTCTGCGGTAATCTCTTGCGCAATCCGCCACTCTTTGTCAGCCGGAAAACTTTCGTTCAACTCGTCCAGATTTTCAATCGCTACACGCATAAGCGTGGGCGTGACGTACGCGTAATCACGTTCGGGATTGTACAACGGGCCAGAATCGCCCTTTTTTCGAAAACCAATTTCGCCCATGACAAACCTCCATATTTGCGCGTACGGGCCTACATGTCACTGCGCTGACGACATTGCTGGCACGCGATGTTGCTTTCTCCGGGATTAAAAAACCCGTCACTGTTGCACGTGTTGCAGTGTTGCACAATGTACGTTTGCGGGTGCACGCCGTACGGACACTGATCATATCCAGCCCAGCAGCTAGCACAAGGGTGCTCAAACCCGTCAGGACAAGGTTTAGCGCGACACCGCACTTCGATCTTTTCGCGGTTAACCGCCACCATGCTACTACTCGCCGTTACGCGCATAAACGAGGGCACGTTGCGGCTGCGCGCCGCTTCGATATGCGCAAAGAACAACAGGTTTACAAACTGCAGCGGCGTTGAATACGGATATGGACCCCACGGCGCCGAAAACCCGAGTGTGCGTGAAATGGCCCGACAACTAGCGGCCGACACAAATTCCGTAAAAGACATTGGGCACGGGCTGCCAGCCAGCGCACGACATTTGAACGAGTACCCCGAAATTTTACGTCTGTGCGTTGGCTTTATATCTTCTACGCATACTGGAACAATTTCGTCTTCTAACTGCTGTGTCCAAGGAAACGCTGGTTTGCCGTCAATTAATTTGTCGATATTCCCGGCTAACCGCCAAGCAAGCGTTTTTGCGTTTTGTTGAGTAAGCGTCGTACCGGCTAGAACACGAATTGATTCAAATAACGCGCTGCGAGAAACAGAATCGGGCAGGCACGCCGCAACGTCATTGCAGACGTCGTTGACCGTGTCGCCCGATAATTTGGCGTCTGTGTACGCCCGCAGCCCGTTAAAAAAAATCTTGTCGCGTCTAGCTTTCAACCGCTGATAGCTAAACGATTTGGTTTTCATTTCACGTTGGTTGGTTTTGCTGCACGACTGGTTTATTGGCGCCGTTGTCGACGATCTTGCGGTCCTTGTTGCCCGCGTCCCACGCGGCGCGGGCTTTGTCAAGCGTGTCAGCCGACAGCTTGAAAATATCCGACACCTGCGTCGTTTCCTTTTGTAACGTCGCGATGATCAAACCCATTTCCATAGAAATCAACTGCGCGATGTCGCCAACACAGGCGACAGCGTAGATTTTGGCTTCCTTGGCGTCGGCGCCGTCGGTCGGTCGAAATCGAATAGTTACGTTTTCAATGGTGACGTTTGCGGGTACAGGGTCTGAAAACGTTTTGCCCTGAAAAAACGCGCCCAGCTCGCGCAAAACTTCGTATCGCGCGTACAGGTCAACCATAGACGCCGAGGCCTTTGTCAGCACGTCAGCGGGATTTACATTTTCAGTTTGCTGCTGCATTTGAGACGCAGCGATCTGGCTCATCGCCGCAGACAGCGCAGACGTATCGATTTTAACGGGCACGGTTGTCGTGCCTCTGTTGACCGGTTCGCTTGCAATGGCGTCAACAACTTTTCCGTCAGACATGTTTCACTCCGTGAAGTTAAATCGAAAGAACAACACCAAAACCAACCCAGTATCGAATGCCTGTGTTTTCGTCCGTATCCGGGTCGTACAGCAACTCGACTGGCGACCCCGTCACTACGTAAAACTGCTCAACTGCGCGCGGCAGGTGACCGGCGCAGGATAACCCGAGCTGCAGCATGTAGGCAAGCGCTAGATCCGCTTTTGCGCTAAGCATGTACGGAAACAACGGAATTCGCACGTATTCATCGTGTTCTGCGTTTGCCCAGCTCGGCGGCAGGTCGTTGCCGAGCGGAGCATCAAGCACAAACCAGCGCGACTGTTCGTTGTGTTTTCGGCGATATACGTACGCGGGCGCAAATAGCGTCTCCCTCGGCCAGGTTTCGCGGGTGCGCGCAATGTCTAGCTGCACGACGTTTATTTTCATACTGGCTCCGCGATGTAATTAAAGCCAACAGGCATGGCGTCAAAGCCGCGGCGGCGGGCGCCCTCCACGCCGCTTGCATTTGCATTTATCAGCAAATTGTCGCGAAAGTGGCACAACGGCAAATTCTGTTGCCGGCACAGTTCGCCAAGCATAATGTCGCCGCCGTGGTGTCGGATGTCGGCCGCAGGCCAGTCAAATTGCACGAGCGGCTCCGTGCGCATAGCCCACCAGGCGTCCGCCACGTATTTGACGTATTGCGCCGGTTCTTTGCCGGCATACCACGGCTGCGCTTTGATCCAATCGGCCTGCCGGCCCACAAGCCCTTGCGTATACACAGACCCAAGAAGCGCGCAGCCGTCCAGCTGCCGCAGGATACGCCCTAACCATTGATCGACTTCGGTGTCTTCCGTGATACACGAATTGTCGTCAAACCACATCACCGACCGCGTATGCAGCGGTTTTGCGCAAAACATACGCCGCATAATCGGGTATTTGAAGATGTTCTCTGGGCAATCGACTACGGTAGCGTTTTGAAAGTATCGATCGATTTGGTTCCCTACAAAACGCCGTGTTTCCGTGCCGATAGCGTTAAAGCCGAATCTGAATTCAACGTTCTGACGCGCAAGCTGCCGCATGGGTTCGTTTAAAACCCGCTGCGCCAGCGCGTGGCAGTACGCGTCCGCGCCGTAAAACAGCACGCACACACAAACGTCAGCGGCTCCATCCGCCATCGCCGGGTCCTTCCGAGTCGACTGCTAAAGTTTGATCTTCCCCAACGTTTTCTTGGCCACCGCAACAGGAAGCACAACAGGCGCCACACGCGAGCGCGCCAGCAACCGACTGGCGTCGAGAACAGCGACTGGAGATGGCTCTTTGTCCTCGCTTGCGCACTGGGCCATGTGTTCCATAGCGGCCAGAAACCGGTCACGATTCTTCACCGAATTAAAGCAAAACCGGACAGAAAATTGTGTGACAGTTTTGCCGGCGTGCTCGTCAGACACGTTGTTACGTTCCCAGACGTTTTTCTCCTTTGTGTAAATCACCGCCAACCGGCCTAAAAAATCGTACACGACAAGAGTGTGCGCTGTTTTAAGGTTTGCTGACTGCGCAAACACGTGGGGAAGCTTGGCGCTGGGAATAAACGGTAAATCCGCCACCGACTTTTCGTCAAGCGGTACGCGGATCAAATGAATCTGTACATCGCGTTCTCCTTCGGGTGCTTTGATGGAAAGGTCAGCTTCGAGCGCGGCGACGCCTGGCTCAATTACGACCGGCACATTACTGATAAAAAGCATATAACGCCCTAACGAGTCATATGGGATCTGGTCTTGGTGTTGGGCCTATCCGTATCGTCATTATCTTCGTCGGTCTTTTCCTCCAATTTGTCAAACACCTGCTCGCGGATCTTGCGGCACATAGCCACGTGATCGGCGATGATGTCCGACAGCTTGCTAAAATTCTGCTCGATTTCGCGAAACTGTGCCTGCGCGGTTTCGTCAAGTTTGGCCGGCGGGGTGTTTGCGATATCGTCGTAAATGTTGTCGCTTTCTTCGTTGAGCCACAGGTGCTCAGACCGGGTGATAAAACGCTGCTGATGCGCCAGCAGGTCCCGCAGCTGCTGCTTCAAACCCTTGGGCGCTTCGTGGGGCCGCCCGGCTTTGCTCTTCTTGGCGCCGCGCAGTTCCTGCAGCTCGTGCGCCAACGCCCGGGCCGTGTACGCTTCTTCGGCGCATTTTTCCTCGATTGCCGCACGCTGGTTGTCATCGGGGATCTGGGCCAGCAGCTGCACATGCGAGGTTGTCAGACGCCACCGCGGCCGCTCTGGGCACCGCATAGCCAGCAAACGCTTCAACTCGGACTCGCTGGGGTAGTGCTCAAAAAAACTGACCGCGTGCCGAATCTGATCAGCAGAGTACACAGGCGCGAAAATAGCCGTGATCACCGACTCGCCGTCCACGTGTGCCGACTGCTGTTCAGCTGTCAGATACTGGTCTGGATCGTCGCGGACTTCGGTGATAAGCCGGCCAACGTCCCAAAACGCCTGCAGGCTTGCGGTTTGCGCAGCGCCAAAAATCTTGTCAATTTGGTTGACGATGTTCTGCAATGCCGGCGTTAGTTCTTTGTACGCGTACTCGGCCGTCTTGCCGGCAACAATCTCGCCGTGGATGACCGGGGACACGTCTGTCGTTTTCTTATCCATTTGTACCCTTCCGTAAGTAAAGACGCCGGTCATTTTTTGCCGAAAGCGTCAGGCATCAAAAGGCGCATCGCCATTCCCTGCAAAAGATCCCGGTAGGTGGCGTACTCCTGCCGGGACTGTCGAAGAATTGAACACAGCAGGTCGTACGCCGTTCGGCTTTCGAGCGCTGTTTTGGTGTAAAGCTCGATTGGATCACGCGGGTCAATGTCTGCCCCCGTGAGCGCGGCATGCCGGCTGATAACACGAGCTAATTCGTATCGCACTTTGAATCGCGAAATGTAGTACGCCCAGTGCCGCACCGTGTTTTCAAACTCGGCGCGATTGTCTGAGAACTTCAACGGCGTTGCAAGCATATCACGAATTTGCTTCGCCAACTTGCCCATGTCCACTGTTTTTGCGGCCGCCCGCGACACCAGCACAGCTGTTCGTCCCAGTAGGTCTGAACCTG